GAGCGTGCTATTTGACAAAGTAAGAAATTCGTGTAATATTTACACAAACCTTACCGATTAGGTAAATCGGGTTAATTCTTAGGTGTTACCTATGTCTGAAAAAGAAGCAGGACAAGTCCTGACAAGCGAGAATAGTGCTGAGTTTTATGCTAACAAACTGAATTTAGCTGATCGAGACGATGATGTGGCGGTTGAGGATACTCCCGAGCCATCAGAAGAATCAAATCAGAGTGAATCAGATGCAGAACAAAGCAAACCTACAGAGGAACGTAAGCAGAATCCGAAGTTAGAGAAAAGGTTTTCTGAACTGACGAAACAACGTGAACAGGCCAAGGCAGAAGCGCAAGCAGAACGCCAACAGCGGGAAGCGTTAGAGACAAGGTTAAGGGCTTTAGAACAACAGGCTGTGCCACAGGTGCAGAACATTGACGAAGAACCGCAACCTGGCCAATTCCAAGATGCGTTTGAGTACGCTAAGGCATTGGCGCAGTTTTCAACAGAAAAAGCATTGAGAGAGCGTGACCAGCAAGAGGCTAACAAAAAGCTAAATGAGGAGAGACAAAAGACAATTCAGTCTTGGTCTGCCAAATTAGAAAAAATGAAAGCCGAAATGCCCGATTACGATGATATTGTAAGCACGGCAAATGTGACAGTTAGTGATGACATTCGAGATTCAATACTAGAAAGCGATGTAGGACCAAGAATCCTGTATCACTTAGCAGAGGATTTAGAGTTTGCTCAAAAGATTGCTGCAATGCCAACACGCAAGGCTTTGGTTGAAATAGGAAAACTGGAAAAGCTGTACGAACGGAATGAAGCGAAACAAGAGACTGTAGTAAAGAGTAGAGCACCTGCACCAATTAAGCCACTAAGGGCTGGTAATGGCCAAGCAGACATCCCTATTAACAGTAGTGGAGAGTTTCACGGCACTTACCAATCATGGAAAGAGGCTAGACGTGCAGGCAAAATTCGTTAATTTTTAATCAAAGGAAAAAATCATGGCAAATAATTTGCTAACGATATCCAAGATCACCAACGAAGCGTTGATGGTTTTGGAAAATGAACTGACATTTACTTCAGAAGTTGACCGCAATTACGATGACCAATTCGCAGTTGTTGGCGCTAAGATCGGTAACACAGTTAACGTTCGTAGACCAGGTCGTTTTATCGGTACAACAGGCCCAGCGCTGAATGTTGAAGACTTTAACGAATCAAGCGTTCCCGTGACTTTGAGTACTCAATTCCACGTTGATACTCAATTCACCACGCAAGACTTGGCTTTAAGTTTGGATATGTTTAGCGACCGTGTGTTGAAGCCTGCCGTGGCAGCTATTGCTAACAAAATTGATCGTGATGGTTTGGTTATGGCCAAAAACAACACAGCCAATATCGTTGGTACTGCTGGTACACCTCCAACAGGTTTAATCACATATTTGACTGCTGCTGCTTACTTGGACGCTGAAGGCGCACCACGTGACGGTCGTAGATCATGTATTGTTGAACCTTTTACATCAGCTACTATTGTTGACAGCTTAAAGGGTTTATTCGTACCCCAAGAAGCTATTGGCGAGCAGTATCGTAAAGGTTTGATGGGTCGTGATTCCGCTGGAATGAATTGGAAAATGGATCAAAATGTGGTTTCACAAACGTTTGGTTCTTCTTCAACTTCAGTATTGTCTTGCAATACATCAACAGCAACTGGTTTCCTAACATCAGGTTGGGCACAAACTTCAACTATTGCTCTGTCAGCAACGACAGCGGTTGGTAACTTGAATGTTGGTGACGTTATCCAAATTGCTAACGTGTATGCGGTCAACCCACAAAATCGTCAAGCGTATGGTTCAAACAAGTTGAGAAACTTTGTTGTTACCGCTGCCGCAACGGTTGCTACATCAGGCACTACAAGCGTGACTGTCAGCCCAGCTGTGATTACCGCAGGACAATTCCAAAATGTGAGCGTAACAAGTGCTGGAGCATCTACGGTGACTCCATTCAATAATACTGGTACTGTGTCACCACAGAACATTATTATGCACCGCAATGCGTTCTGTTTAGCCGTGGCTGACCTTGAATTGCCTGAAGGTGTCCATTTTGCAGGTCGTGCAAGCGACAAGGAAATCGGATTGTCAATGCGTGTTGTTCGTCAATACACCATCAACAATGACAGTATTCCAACCCGTTTGGATGTTCTGTACGGTTGGGCACCGCTCTATCCTGAGTTGGCTTGCCGTGTTGCCGCTTAACTTTAACATTTAGGAGAAATTAAAATGGCAAATCCAGGACCAGCAACCACAGTAAGCAATCACCCACAGGTACTTGGCACAAACCAAGCCTTGCGTTTGATTGCATCCGCACAATCTGTAAACTTGGCCATCGCTGGTGATACAGCAATGATCGTTTTAGATGTATCTAAATTTGTACCTACAAGCGTAGTTATTACCAATGGTCTGAACTCTAGTGGCGCAACAACCACCATTGCAACGGCTACTGTTGGTGCTTATACAGGCGCAGGCGCATCAGGTTCAACCATATTGACTACTGCTGCTTTAACTAGCAACACAGGTGGCCCTTATGTGACCATTACTGCTGCAACAAATCCTAACACCGCTATATCTAACCCAACAAACATTTATGTTAACGTTGGTACTACGATTGCAGCGACTTGTGATGTATTTGTTTATGGCTATGACCTCACATTCTTACCTTAATTTGTGAGTAAATAAAGAAAGGCCACTCTCAAAAGGGGTGGCTTTTTCTGTTTTAATGTACAATTAATCATTCTTAAAAGGAATAACTATGTCAAAAACCACTATATGTCGTGGCAACGTAATAGCACATACGATTTGCCAACTTACATTTCCTAGCACTACATTTTCTACCACAACAACTGAAGTGACAATTGCTTGTCCTGGCGTTAAGTCAACAGACAAGATTCAAGTTCAGATTGATGCGGCAATGACCGTGGGCGTAGGTATTTGTAATGCTTACACAACTGCTGACAATGCAATCATTGTTCGCTTGTTAAACTTAACTGGCGCATCTGTTACCCAAGCGGCAGCAGTTATGTTAGTTAGCGTTAAGACTTGCGAAGATAGCCCATTGCCTGCGAACGTAGTCTAATCATGTCAAATACATCAGTTTTTAGAATTACTGGTCCAACTACGGCTATTGCTGTTACTACGTCTTCATCGACTGCTGTAACAATTACGCCTAGAGGAAATGACCAAACTAATTACTGCGGATTTTTGAATACTGGAACAAATGTAATTGCTGTCAATATTGCGCCTACAAGCGCAGGTGCGGCAGTATTGCCTAGCGCAGGTAGCTCTAGCACTTCATTTGTTTTAGGGGTAAGTATGACATCACCTATGGTTGTTGCCGTACCACCCAATTCATTTTCCGTAACTACAATTGGTTCTACATCAAGCACTTTGTATGTAACACCGATGAGCGACCAAACTTAAAGGGCAAACATGACGAATCAAGTAGCATCAACAGTCACTACACAAATTGTTCCTGTTCAGGGGCTATTTGATTCATCAGGTAATTGCGTAAGTTTAATTGGACCAGCAGGGGTGTATTTTTATGCCCCTGCCAATCCTACATTCACAACCACAAACATTTACGCTACATCACAGATTGGCTATGCTAGTGGCAATTATGCAAGCGTAACGCAGACCAATAACAAAACAACTGGCGTAACGATTAACACCTCAAGCGGTCAAATTGTTACTGCAAACAGCCAATTAGCACCATCAGCTCAAGCGGTATTTACGGTTACAAATAGCCAAGTAAGCGTAAGAGACAATGTAATTATTTCAATTGGTTCAGGTGGAACACAAGGCGCATACAACGTATTTATTGCGAGTATTGCAGACGGATCATTTGTTGCGGTAATTAAAAACAGCACAAACAACGCATATAGTGAAGCGGTGACAATCAATTTTTCAGTTTTGCACACAGCTAGTTAAGGAAGAACAATGGGAACTCTAGTCTTTCAAGCCGCATTAGGTGGGCAAGTATCTGTTACAGGCCCAAACACGGCATCAAGTTACACCATAGCTGTTCCTACAGTTAATGGAACATTTGTAACTACTGGCGATACAGGCACAGTTACCAACACCATGTTGGTCAACAGCTCGACAACCATCAACGGCACATCGATTGCCTTGGGTGCAAGCGGTACGGTGACTGCGGCTAATCCCAATGCGTTGACTATTTCCACAGGATTGACAGGCGGTTCGTACACAGGCGCAAGTGCTGTAACGATAGCCATAGATACAAGCGTAGTGACTACCCTCACAGGTACGCAAACACTCACCAATAAAACATTAACAAGCCCTGTAATATCAACCATTACAAATACTGGCACGTTAACGCTACCCACAAGCACAGACACTTTAGTGGGCAGAGCGACAACTGACACGCTGACAAACAAGTCAATCAGCGGGTCTACAAACACATTGACCAACATTGGTAACTCAGCGTTGACCAATTCCACGGTGACGATTGGGTCTACTAGCGTGGCTTTGGGTGCAACTGTAACGACATTCTCAGGGGTTACATTGACTAGCCCTACGTTTACTGCTCCTGCACTAGGAACACCTGCTAGTGGCGTTTTAACCAACACTACAGGGTTGCCTATCAGCACAGGCGTTTCAGGCTTAGGGACAGGCGTTGCTACATTCTTGGCCACACCGACAAGTGCAAATTTAGCAAGTGCGGTTTCTGATGAAACTGGATCAGGTTCATTGGTGTTTGCAACTTCACCTACTTTGGTCACTCCCGCATTAGGAACGCCATCTAGCGCAACATTGACCAACGCAACGGGTTACACAACTGCTAATTTGGTTGGAACAATTAGCAATGCTCAGTTAGCTAATTCAACTATCAGCGGTGTTTCACTCGGTAGCAATTTAGCTAATTTGACCGCAGGCACAAACATTACGTTCAACACGGGCACAACGTACAACGGCTCGGCAGCAATAACAATCAATGCAAATACCGCATCACAAGTTTACCCTGCGGCAGGAATAGCTAATTCAACAGGTACTGCTTGGGGTACATCATATACAACTACGGGTTCAGGCACGGTTGTGGCTTTGGCTACATCTCCTACATTTGTAACCCCAATATTAGGAACACCTACAAGTGGCACTCTGACCAACACAACAGGATTCCCTGCCGCCAATTTAGCGGGTACAGCATTGCCATCTGCTATTGTTACATCTAGTTTAACAAGTGTAGGAACAATTGCTTCAGGCGTATGGAATGGAACAATAATTACAGGCACATACGGTGGCACAGGCGTTAACAATGCTTCTAAAACAATTACATTAGGCGGCAATTTAACGACTAGCGGTGCTTTTAATACCACGGTAACAACAACAGCAACAACTGCGGTGACTTTGCCTACAAGTGGCACAATTATGAGTAGCGTTACTGCTCTATCAGGTGCGGTAACAGGAACACCATCTAGTACCACGTATTTACGGGGTGATGCTACTTGGGCTACTGTAGCTGGTGGAGCAGGTTTATCTTGGCAAGCAGTACAAACAGCAAATTTTACCGCTGTTACAACATATGCTTATCCTATTAATACTACCGCTGGTCCAATAACTGTTACTTTGCCTGCTAGTCCAAGTGCGGGTAATTTTGTTCAATTAACTGATTATGCTGGAACTTTTGCAACCAATAATTTATCTATAAATCCAAATGGTAGTAATTTTGATGGAAATTCAGGTAATGCGTTAATTTCAACAAATAGACAATCCATTGCAGTTGTTTATGTTGATTCAACACAAGGTTGGATACCTTATTCAGGATTCAATACCTCAACGCCTCTTGTTGCTTATGCTGTTGATTATTTAATTGTTGCTGGAGGCGGTGGCGGTGGTTCAGCTGGTGGTGGAGGTGGTGCAGGTGGATACAGAGCATCATCAACAAGTCTTGTTCCAACGACTGTCTATAGTATTACTGTAGGTGGCGGTGGTACTGGAGGTGGCCCAGGGGTAAATAGAGGTGGTAGTGGTACTGGAACAGTTGGTACGGCAGGTTTTAATTCTGTTTTTAATTCAACAACGTCATTGGCTGGAGGTGCTGGAGCATCTGAAGTAGGCGCAGGAACAACAGGCGGTTCAGGCGGTGGGGGTTCACATTCAGGGTCTTTCCAATCAGGATATGCTGGAACATCAGGGCAAGGTTTTGCGGGTGGTACAGCGGCTAATCCAGCATTAGGAAATGCGGGTGGAGGCGGTGGTGGAGGTGCTAGTGCAGTAGGTGCTGATGCCATTACTTCAGTTGCTGGTAACGGTGGTGCTGGATTAAATTGGCAATCCCTTGGTACATTTTACGGTGGTGGGGGTGGTGGTGGCGTTAGAGGAACTGGAACTGTTGGCACAGGCGGTTCAGGTGGAGGTGCAAATGGTGCAGATACTGCAACACCAGCTCCTTCAGCTACGGCTAATACTGGCGGTGGCGGTGGTGGCGGTGGTCACTTGAATGGCGGTGGCAATCAAGGTGCTGGTGGTAATGGTGGATCAGGAATTGTAATTATTCGTTATTTATCAGCAACACAAAAAGGTACTGGTGGAACAGTTACATCATCGGGTGGTTATTACTATCACACTTTTACATCTAGTGGATCATATACCGCATAACATTTGGAGTTTAAAAATATGAGTCATTATGCAAAAGTTAATAACGGTGTTGTTGTAGAAGTTATTGTTGCTGAAGCTGATTTCTTTACTAATGGTCATTTTGTAGATACAACGCCTGGCACATGGATCAAAACTTCTTACAATACTAGAGGTGGAATACATTATGGGCAAGATGGACAGCCTGATGGAGGCGTTGCATTAAGAGGTAATTATGCTGGTATGGGTTATGTTTATGATTCAACGCATGATGTATTTTATCCACCAAAACCCTATGATAGTTGGACAATAAGTGCGCCTAATTGGACTTGGATGCCACCTACACCTTATCCTAATGATAATAAATTCTATTCATGGGATGAAACAAATAAAACATGGGTGGAAATTGCATAATGGAAAAGATTGAATTATCAATAGGATTAGTAAATACAATACTTCAGTATTTGGGTACAAAACCATTTCAAGAGGTTGCGCCATTGATTGAGGCAATCCAAAAACAAGCGCAGAAACAAGACATTGCGCCCGATCAGCACGTTGTAATACCCGCATAAGGAAAGAACATGACAGCGCCCATTGACATTATTAGCTCTGCTTTAAAAGACATTGGCGCATTGGCGGCAGGGGAGACGCCTGATCCAGCATCAGCGCAAGATGCGTTCATTATGCTCAATCGTATGTTAGATCAATGGTCTAACGAGCAAATGATGGTGTATTACAAGACTGAGATTGTTTTTCCTATTACAGCAGGACAAACCCAGTACACGATTGGCCCAGGCGGTGAGATTGGCGCAATATTTACGGGATCAATAACTAACAATGTATTGACAGTCACGGCTATTACGTCAGGTGCTATCGCCTTGGGTATGACGTTAAGCGGTACAGGCATTACATCAGGCACTAAGATTGTGGCGTTTGGTACAGGTGCAGGCGGTAATGTTAATGAAGTTGGCACATACATTGTCAACATAAGCCAAAACGTATCATCAACGACCATTAATGCGTATTATCAGCGTCCATTGTCAATCAATAGCTGTTTTGTACGTATCAACACAAATTCAAACGGTGTGCCAATTATCAATGGCGGTTTAGATTACCCTGTGGCTGTTCTTAACGTTGAAGACTACAACATGATTGGTCTTAAAACGATGAATGGACCTTGGCCAAAAGCCTTGTATTACCAACCATCTGACCCATTGGGTAACATATTTGTATGGCCAAACCCATCTCAAGGTGAAATGCACATCTTTGCTGACACATTGTTCAGTCAATATGCGTCTTTGAATGACAATATATTATTGCCACAAGGATATGAAAGCTGTTTGGAATGGTGCTTGGCTGAGAGACTTATGCCTCAATACGGCAAAGCAAGTGCAACACAAATAGGAATGGTCAATGCTTTTGCTGCACAAGCAAAGAGTACGATCAAGCGTACTAACATGAAACCTGTTCAATCTGCTAGATTCCAAGATGCTATATTGACCAGTAGACAACGTGATGCTGGTTGGATACTTAGTGGTGGTTTTTTCCGTTAAGGACACATAATGCCCGATTTTGGCTTTGTAGGCGCAAGTTATACAGCTCCATCGATCTACCAAGACGATCAGGAATGTATTAACTTTTTCCCTGAAGTTGACCCTACAAAACAACAGGGTGAACGTGGGGTAATTGCGCTTTATCCAACGGTGGGTCTTACTACACAGGTGGTATTGCCTGCTGGTGCTGAAGTACGTGGATTGCGTACTGTTAGCGGTGGCGCACAGATGGTAGCCGTTTGTGGAGCTTATGTTTACGTTTTATCTAGTACCTTAAGCCCTACCATTGTGGGCATTTTAAACACGTCTAGCGGTCGTGTTGGCATAGTTGACAACGGTGTAAACGTCTATATTGTGGACGGAACTTATCGGTATGCTTGGCGCATTTCTAGCCCATCAACGGCCATATTTACGGGTCGGATTAGTGGCACAACATTGACTGTTAGCAATATCCAAAGCGGTACGATTGCTATTGGACAGGCTTTGTTTGGTGTTGGTGTAGCCCAAGAAACGGTTATAACTGGCGGTTCAGGCACAAGCTGGACGGTAAATATTTCCCAAACTGTTGCATCTACTTTGATGAACAGCTCTGCGGCAACAACAATCACGGCCTCACTAACGGCAGGCTCTACGAATGCCACGTTATCAACCACAGGAACAGTTTATTTAGGTCAGACCATACAAGGTTCAGGCGTACCAGTAAACACGATGGTGACGGCCATATTGACCCCTAGTGGTGGGTTTAATTTATATACGGTATCTACCAATACAACGGTGGCGGTTGGTACTATGTATGCGCTTAACTTTACAGTTATTCCATCCAATGACGGTGCTTTTAGTGGCGGTACAACGGTAGATATCGTTGATAACTACTTTGTTTATTCAAGGCCATCAAGCCAACAATTTGGTGCATCTGACGCATTAAGCCCTGTTAGCCAACAATTGTCATTTGCCAGTAAGGATGGCGCACCTGACCAATTGGTAGCTTTGATTGTGGATCACAGGGAAGTTTACTTGTTGGGTGAGGCTAGTTCTGAGGTTTGGGTGGATGTGGGTGCGTTTCCGTTTCCATTCCAAAGAATCCCTGGCACTTCTACCCAACACGGTATTGCCGCAGCAAACAGCGTTGCACGTCTAGGCGATTCATTTGCTTATGTCAGTAGGAATATTCGTGGTCAGGGACAAATCATGCAAATGCAAGGTTATAAGCCTACACGAATATCTACCCACGCAGTAGAGAATTCCATTGCTAATCAGTATATCGATGATGCAATAGCGTGGACATATCAGCTAGAAGGGCATGAAGTTTATGTTGTTTCGTTTCCTACAATCAATCTCACATGGGCGTATGATATTGCGTCAGGAATGTGGCACAAGTGGTTATACACGGACACAACGGGCACTTACTCTCGTCACAGAGGTAATTGTTGTGCGTCATTTCAAGGTATGGTGCTTGTGGGTGATTACGCCAACGGCAAGATATATGAGCTGGATAAAACCAATTACACCGATGATGGTACTAACGTTAGACGTTTACGCAGAGCACCACATTTAGTTTCCGACTTTCAAAGACAGTATTTTGAGGAGTTTCAGATACAGTTTCAACCTGGCGTTGGTACAACAGGTTTATCCGTATCGCCTTTTATTTATATTGGCACACCTTATATTATTTACCCAACGGCCACTTTGATTGTTCCACCCACGCAAACCGTGGTTATTGGTGTGGCTACACTACAAAACTTGACAACAACCCTACCACAAGCCATGTTAAGGTGGTCAGATGATGGTGGAAGTACATGGTCTAACGAACATTGGACTACAATAGGGGCATTGGGCAAATATAAAAATCGTGCCATTTGGCGCAGATTGGGAACGGCAAGGGATAGGGTTTTTGAGGTTGTAGTAACTGATCCTGTGAAGGCGGTTATTGTTTCTGCTAATTTGAAGGCTAGTGGAGGTGAAAATTGAGCATTACCTCAAACACGCAACAGATACAACCGTATCCGCAAACAGAGTTTTTGGACAAAACGACAAATAGGCCAACTAGGGCATGGCAACAATTCTTTCTGAATCTGTTGAACTTTTCCTCGGCTACCACGGCAACAACTGGGTCGGCAACGTTACCAGCTAACCCCGTGGGGTTTATCAATATAACTGTAAATGGTCAGCCTTTTAAAGTACCATATTACAACGTATAGGGGGAAAAATGGACGTAACAACAGTCAACAATGCGGTTAGCGATGCTCTAGCGGGTCTGCCTGCGGGTACGTCATCGTTTATTACGGCAAACATAGGGACTCCCGCAGGCCAACAAGCTATTTATAACGCTGGTGTTTCCCTTGGTTTAAATCAAGCGCAGATTGCCGCAGCAGTAAGCCAAGCAACAGGACAAACAGTTACGCCCCAACAAGTAGCACAAGTGGCCGCTACTGTAGCACCGCCAGTTGTACCTGTTGCTGCACCTGTAGCACCTGTAGCGCCTGTAACACCTACTTATACCGCACCTCCTGTTGCGCCAACAACATTAGCAAACATAGCTGCACCTGTTAATCCTGTAAATCAGCCGTTTACATCAACGAATCCAGGTGGTGTAGGTGTAAGTTATGGTCAAGCTGATCCAAAATTACTTGGGCAAGCACAAACTGATTATCCTGATTTGGCAACTGGGTTGGCTAATGGAACTTTGTCCCTTATGCAGGGTGCTGATGCAAATTATTTATACAACACTCAAACAGGCCAACAAATTAATGGCAATTATCAAATAACAACAACCCCAAGTGGCGGTGTTGCAATTAATTTGCCTTTGTCTAATGGTGCAGTAGTTCAGGTAGCTACTGGATTAAATCAAAACGGTACACTTGCACCAGTTACCGCTAGTAATGTTTATAACGTAGGATTAAATTCTAGTGAAGGCGGTTTTGCGGGTGGATTAAGTAATTTTACACCAGCAATTAAAGCGGGCGCATTATTGTATGGTGGAAGTCAATTAGCAGGTGCTTTAGCGGGTGGAGCTACTGGCGCAACAGGTTTATCAGCCTTAGATGCGGGAATGGGAGTATACCCATCAACTGGCGTTATTGGTGCAGGCACAGCAGCAGGTGCTGCGGGTGCAGCTGGACTTGGTGGTGCAACAGGCGGTGCAGCAGGTGGTACAACTTTATCTGCACTTGATGCAGGTATGGGGGTTTATCCATCTACGGGAGTAATTGGTGCAACAGGCGCAGGCGCAGCAGGTTTAGCCGCAGGAGCAGGTGCAGCAGGTGCAGCTACTCCAGCCGCAGCCGCAGTACCAGCTGCCGCCACAGGTGCAGGTGCTACAGGAGCAGCCGCAGCAGGAGCAGGAGCAGCATCTTTATTAACCCCTACAAATGTTTTAGCTGGTTCAGCAATATTAAATACATTAGGTGCGGCAAATACTAATAAAGCTATTGCTAATGCCTCAAATACACAAACCCAAGCAGGTCAAAACGTGCAAGGTGTGTTGTCAGACCTTTATAACCAATATTCAACAGCTCAACAACCTTACCAAACTTTTGGTGCTGGTGCTGTTAAAGAAATTACTAATCAAGCCCCTTATCTTACCCATCAATTTAATGCGGCAGATTTACAAGCTGGTCTTGCACCTAATTATGATTTCATGCTTGCACAAGGTCAGGGCGCCAATCGTAACTTGGCCAACGTGGGTGGTGGTACTTTGTCAGGTAATACTTTACAAGGTTTAAATCAATTTAGTCAAAATTATGCTAGTAATGCTTACCAAAATGCGTTTAACAATTACCAAACACAACGCCAAAACATTTATGGTAATTTGTCTAATGCGGCTGGATTAGGTCAAACTTCACTTGGCCAATTAGGAACGGTAGGTGCAAACCTAGCAAATACTTATGGCAATGTAACTACAGGTTTGGCCGCATCACAAGCGGGTGCTACAACAGCACAGGCCGTCAATACACAAAACGCATTGAGTAACTTAGGACAAACAGCCTTGTTATCATCTTTAATCAAGCCCGCATAAGGATAGATCATGCCAGTATTCACAGATTATCCAACCACTAAGCAAACATCGTTAAACGATTTGATTGGCGGCATTTCTAATATACAGAATTACCAACAGCAACAGCAATTGATGCCTTTGCAATTGGAAAGGGCGCAATTAGAAACACAAAAAGCAAGAGCAAATATTCCGTTAGAAATATCTCTAAAACAACTTGAAGAACTAAAAGCTAGGGAAACAAACCCTAGTGAAATTGCACGTTTGCAATCTTTATCTAGACAGCAATTAGGTACTGAACCTGAAACAATTTCACAACAACAAGAAGCAACTAAACAAGCCAAAACCAAAACTTTGTCAGATGTTTTTGCTTACGACAAAGATTACAACGCCCAAATTAATCAAAAATTGGGTGGATTTTTAAACGATAAAGGTTTAAAAGGTAGCCCAAGTGAAGTTTTAAGAGTTTTGAAAGACGCTGAAAATGAAGTCAAGCTATTAACCAAAAGCGATCCTGAACATGAATTGAAAACTGAAGCTCGATTTGCTCCACTAAAAAATTTAGTTGTTAGTGGTAAACACGCCAATGTTGAACAAGCATTGAAAAACATCATTCAATCAGGCGTTACCCCAACAACACAACAATCATTACAAACAAAACAACTTACAACTGTTGGCGGTGCTCCTGCTGTGTTTAATGCTTTGACAGGAACGGCAGAGCCACTAACTATTAATGAACAACCTCAAGGTCAACCTCAAGGTATGCCTCAAGGTTTTCCACAGGGTGCACCACAAGGCGGTCCATTGCCCCCAGGCATGGCTTTACCTCAAGGTATGCCACAAGGTGTTACGCCAACACAAATGTCATTGCCTTACCCAGTTCGTAAAGCTGGTGACATCAGGCCACTTGCACCAAATGAAATAGTAGATACTGAAAAAGGTGCTGCTTATCGTAATAACTTAACTACTAGACAAACTGATTTAGCGCAATCTAGGCGTAATCTAGATGAAGTTATATCTCAAGCTGACAAAATAGCAAAAGAATCTACTAAATTTATGGGTTTGGATACAGCCACAGGGACATTAGGTGCTTTATCTAGAACTTATGCTAGTGTTATTGGCGATCCTAAATACAAACAATTAAGCAAAGATTTGGCAAACGTACAAATTGCAAATATCCAAGCGCAAGGCGGTTCAATGGATACCGTTGCTGGTCAGCAATTACAAAAAATGGCTAATGGTGATGAGACTTACCCGCCAGAAGTATTGAAAAATATTGCTAGACGTACTTATGCTGATGTACAAAACTTGGATATGCAAGCCACGGCAGCATCTAAGTTTGCTCAAAAGTATGGTGATAACAACCTTAATGCGTTTAAACGTATGTGGTCACAAAATGCCGACTCCAAAGTATTTGAAGCAATTACTATATTTGAAAACGTCAAAGACAAAGCAGAGCGTAACAAAGCTATTAATGATTTATTAGGAACTAATCCACAAGCTAGACAACAGTTCTACAATAAATACAATAACATCAAGAAACTAACCGAAACAGGGGAACTTTGATGGATGAATTGGGTGAATTGATCCTTGGTGAAAGACCAAAGGTTGAAAGACAACCTAATCTTGTTGCGCCTAAAAAAAGCCCTATGAGTGGTTTGAATCCGCAATTGCAACCTAAAGTAGAACAACCTGATGAATTAGGTCAATTGATCTTAACTGGTAACGCTGAACAACCTAAACAAGAAATTAATCAACCTAGACCCGTTCAACAACAAAAAGAGCCTGGTTTAATAGAAAAAGCAATTGGTTTAGGTGAAGCTGGTTTAGGCACATTGTCGGGTATGGTTGCAGCACCAGTTAGTGCATTAGCGGGAATTGGCGGCACTTTAACAAGTGGTAAATATGGAACGCAACAAGGTATTCAAGCAGGACAAAAAACTGCTCAAAACGTACAAGAAGCGTTGACCTATCAGCCAACAACACCACAAGGTCAAGCATATATACAGCAATTACAAAGTGCATTTGAGGCTAGTAAATTACCGCCTGTTGGTGTGCCTGAAGTAATGGGTATGGGAATGGCACAAAGACCTAAGCCTGTTGAAATGCCTAAAGTTAGAATTGAGCCTGTTGCACCTAAAGGTGGATTGCAACCTGCGGGCGCAGCGGCAACAACCAATAAATCTGTTTTGCAACAAGCAATTCAACAAGCCGCACCTGACTTAGCGCAAGAATTAAAAACTATAAATCCTAAAGATTTAAATCAAAAAGCCTTAACTAACATAACAGAGGCAGAATCTTTAAAGTATCCAGTACGTTTGACTTTAGGACAAGCGGCAGAAGATGCCAATCTAATATCTACTGAGCGTAATGCAAGGGCAACGCAAACACAGTATTTACAGCGTTTTAATGAGCAAAACAAAGCATTGCAAGAAAACGTTAACTATGTAAAAGAAACTACTGCGCCTGATGTATTTGCCCCTAATTATGTGGCCAACGCAGAAGGTGCAATGGAATTTGTGGGTAATAAAATCAAAGAAAACGAATCGGCCACTAAAAATGCGTATGAAGCATTAGATCAATATGGTGCAGGCAAGATCAAAGTTGATAGTGAAACATTTGCAAACAATGCAATCAAAGCATTGACTGAAAAAGAAGACATTGATTTTTTGCCATCCATAATTAAATCAAAAATTGATACTTATGTTAACGGCAAAGAAATGAATTTTGCCCAATATGAAAACTTACGCACTCAAATTGCTAGGGAAACACGCAAAGCACAAAGAGCAGATGATGGCAATGCGGTTCATGCGTTAACTTTGGTGCGTGGTGAATTGGAAAAGTTACCTTTGATTGGTGAAACTGTAGAGGCAAAAGCCTTGGCTGACAAAGCTAGAAGTGTGGCCAAAGCAGAATTTGATTTAGTTAACAAAGATAGTCCTACATACAACAAGATTTATGCGGACATTGTTAACGGCAAAGCAGATACAAAAGACTTTATCCAAAGTGCGGTTTTAAGATCAAAGAATGCTGATTTTGTAAAAATGATGGATTTGTTTAAAAACGATCCTGAAGCTGTACAGCATTTAAGAGCGGGCGCATTAGATATTATTATGAAAGATGCCATGGATGCAAGTGGTAATTTCAAACCTGCAAGGTTTAATAAGGCAATAGAAAATCTTGACGTAAACGGCAAATTGATGCCTTTGTTTGGTGAAGATGCACTTACCCTTAAAAAGATTGCTAGAGCTGGGCAATTGGTAGAGGCTAGACCTGCGGGCGCTTTTGTAAACGAATCCAATACAGCATTACAACTGATGAAACAGTATGGTAGTAAAGTGGCAGGTCAAGTGCCTATTGTTGGTAGGTTTGTTGAGCCTGCACAACAATTATTGCAAGAGCGTGCAGCAAAGAAAGAAGTAAAACAATCCTTAAAGCCTGGGGCAGGCGCAAAACTTTCAGACATAGGAAAATAAAATGGCAGTCAATCTATCACCTGTAGGAAATGGTTTCCAATTCCTATCAAGCACAATCCCTAACGTACCTTTAGCTGGTGGGTATATCTATACTTACCAAGCAGGTTCTAGCACGCCCCAAGCGACCTATACAGACAGCTCAGGCGCAACGGCTAACACCAACCCTATCGTACTGGGTACGGACGGCAGAACGCCATCT